CCCATGGCTCTGATCGTTCTTCGATCTTCATGCCGAGTAGCTCCAAGCCATCGACATAGGTCTTCATCCATTCCTTGCGGGAGTCGATGTCGTCCTGAAAGTCACCCAACAGGTCGCCGGCTATGCTTTCCAGCTCGCTGGCATCCATCTCTTCGGCCAGGTTTGCATTGAACTCGTCGCTTGTTTCGCGCATCGGCTCAAGATTTATCTCAATACCGTCGATGCCTATGGTTACTTCTTCGGGATCGTCGATTTCGATCTCGATCGGCTCTGCTTCCAGTACGTCATCGCTCATGCCGGCCGGAAGTTGGTACAAAGCCTTGTCAATATTTGTGGCCATCATTCATCCTTAGTAGTAAACGCGCCTGCGCGGTAAGCCCATAGGCTCATCTTCCTCGTCAGATCCCAGCCGCAAGAATCCACCCTGCCGGAATCTCATCAATGCCTGCACTCCTGAGTCAACAAGGTCATCATGTTCCGCGTTTGGGAACCGGGCGAACTCTTCAATCACATCCTGCGCCCACCGGGTGTCGGGTGCCCACACTTTACCCGAAGAAAATAGGTCTGTAACGCTGTTCAGACGCACGAATTTGTCGTTGCCGCGCGTCGGAGTGAAGTCTTGAACCATTACCCCCATCCTCCGCAGCTCAAATATCAGCGGAGCACCCGCCGCCTTCGCCTCGATGATGCAAGTATCGGGCTGCCACTCGTCATACAGCTCTTTTGCCTTGGCTTTTAGGTCCGGGAACTCAACTTTTCCCTTCCAAGCGTCCAGCAAGATGATGTTTACGTCGTTCTCGTCCTCATCTTTGTGGAAAACCCCCCATGTAGTACACGCGGAGTAGTCAGAACGCTGGTTTTTTGTGTATGCCGTGTCCCAAGACTGGATGATGAACTCACAAGGAGGCGCTCTATCACCTTCAAACACCTTCCACCAGTCCCTTTTGACCAGCGCACCCTCCTCACCGGTGGGTTTTTGCTGGTACTGGGCGTTCCATTTGTACGCTGGAAGCTCTTCCTTGAGCGCAGTTAGCTCTTCTATAGACCAAAACTCAGGCCAGAGGGACTTGCCGGAGGGCAAAATCGCCGGAAACTCGATAACTTCCCACTCTGTATTGTCTGATTTCAGTACTCTGCCGGTCAGATCCTTGTCTGACCAGCGCGTCATCACGATTACGATCGCGCCGCCTGGCTGTAAACGCTGCCGTGGTCCCGATGTGTACCACTCATATACAGAGTCAAATACCGTGGGGTCTCCTTGCGCCAGCCTGGCTTCTTGTTCTGAGTGGGGGTCGTCAATAATAAGTAGGTCAGCGCCTTTACCAGTAACAGTACCACCGACGCCAATAGCAAAATAGTCACCGCCGTGGCTAGTCGCCCACCGCCCTGCGGCTTTAGAGTCTGCCCGGAGTCCGACGCCGGGGAAGATTTTTCCATACTGCTCACTATCCACAAGGTTCCTGACCTTCCGACCGAAACCCACAGCTAGTTCTGCCGTATTGGATGACTGGATGATCTTCTTGTGGGGGAACTTGCCTAAGAACCACGCCGGAAGCAGATAGGACGCAAACTCCGACTTCGTGTGTCGAGGCGGCATATTGATGATGAGCCGCTTTAGCTTTCCCGAAGCAACTCGTTCAAAGGCTTCTGCCATGATGGAGTGATGCCGTCCGGCGATGAAGTTTGGCCACATGGTTTTCACAAACTCCATGAACTTGGCCTGGCCTCGTTCCCGTTTCAGCGCGCTACCGTACTCCTCTGCTATCTGGGATAGATGTTCTCTTTGACCGTCAGGCAGCTTCTCAATGACCGCCGCAAGTTGGTCATTGTCCATCTGTCTCAGTAGAGAAAACAGCTCTTCGTCGGTATTCAAATGATCTGTCTCACTTTCAAATACGACGGCCGGATGCTTCGCGGTTGACGGGGAACAGCCTTACAGATCCCCAGCTTCACCAACTTATTCATCTTCCTGGCTACGTTACCCCGCCCTTTGGCGCCGGTCACCCTCATCACATCATCTACAGATGGCCCAAACCCAAACTTCTTCCACCACTCATCAATCACCAGAAAGATCTCTCTCTGCGCCGGGGTCATCTCTAACGCCTTTTTCAATATATATACCCCCCCACCCTATTTCTCTTTCCAATTACCACCGGGGGGTGTTTCCATATCCACATCCTCAGAAGACCTCCAAACTTCATCACCCCCTCCCCCTTTATGCTGCACTGCATCACTAACATGTGTTAATGATGCAAGTGAGTCTGATGGGGTAGCAGCGCCCATACCTTCTGCTTCCGTGGAGTCAAGAAGACTGGGTTGAGTGTGTGGGGCGGAATCTAGTTGGGATTGAGTGTGTGGATTACTAAGCATAGTGCGCGCTTGCGCGTCACGCGCGCGAGGGGGTGCCGCCCCGGTGGGGTCGTCCGCGCCCGTCTCAGCGACCGGCTGGGGGTCTGCCGCCGCTCCCTGGTCGTCGTCGCCGCTGGACAACTGCCCTGCATCACTAACAGGTGTTAATGATGCGCCAGGGCGTTCGACAATTTCGGCGTCAATCGATGTTGCGCGTAGGGCTTGCCGCAAATTTTCCAATAGTGCAGCTTTGGCTGTCGCTGGGTCTGTCGTTTTGATAATCTCCCGGCGCTCGGTGAAGGCCGCAATTTCCGTAACGGTGCCGAGTAGCTTCAAAGCCTGGAGCCGCTGTGCGGGTTTCACCTCGTCGCTGATAGCGTGTTCGGTCAGCTTTTGGATGACTAGAGCGCGCAATGCCGCAGGGGTTGCATACCTCATCGCCTCATTCGCTAGCTGTAAGGCTTCGATCTGCTGGGCGACCGCCGGGTTAGCTGCGAGCCGCTGCCCTTCCAGGCTTTGGTGATGGGGTTTGGCCTTGCTGTTATACGCTTCCCGGTAAGCCGCTGCCTTGCTCTGTCCCATTGCTAGCCCTTCGGCAAACTTCCGTTGTTTTGGGGTTAGCTTGGTTTGTTTCGCTCCCACCGCACCCAATAGCACTACATCGACCGGCACCGTTTGAAGTGCCTCTGATACTTGTTTACGGGTCAGCTTCATTGTCTCTATTCTGGACGGGTATGGAATGGGAACGGAGGATACCGGACTATCGCCCTTCGGGCAACGATAGAAAAATATCATCAGCCTGGGCGCCCCTTCCCGCTTGACAGTCAACACATGAATACTTCATGCTGCGATTCATGCGTTACCCCCACAACCCCGAACCATCCGCCCCCGCAAGGGGGAACGGTTCACCTATTGGAGGTTCCTATGTCAACCGCTGCCCTTGATCCGTCCATGTCGGATGACGGCGCCATCGATAGCATCGTCGCGCTGCTCTCCGAGGCTGGCCCGGAGTTTCTGATTTATTGCGACGCAGTACCCGGTCTGACAATCGAGATTGCCGACGATCAGATTATCGTCAAGCGCCACGGTGCGCGCACCGCTCTTGTCGCCGCTGATTGTCGGGCTATCTTGACCGCGCCGCTGTTCGATTACCGCTAACCATCGCCTGGAGGACGTAACCATGCCAACCGTTGACCTGCGCCAACCGCGCGCGATGTTCGTTGTCTATTTCGAGGATAGTGTTGTCGGGTATCAATTCGCTGCTTCGGAATGGGATGCCATCCAGGCCGTTGTCGGCGACTATGCCCACGACACGACCGGCGCCCGGGACTATCGCTACACCGCACGATCATCAACCCCTTTGGAGGCATAACCATGCTGACCCTTGACTACATACAAGACCCCGGCCATGGCTGGATTGCCGCAGACTTGCCGATGCTTCATCGCCTCGGGATTGCCGGCACCATCAGCACCTACTCATACCGCGACGGTGATCTGTGCTGGCTTGAGGAAGATTGCGACGCGCCGCGATTCATCGCTGCACTCGGCAAGGCTGGCATCCGGTACCGGATCGTCGAAACGCACACGCGCGGCGACGCCTGGATTCGCCGCCTCCCCCGCTACGAGGTGGCAGCATGATCCGCCTAGTCTTGGGCATCACCCTATGCATGGCCGCCGTGAACGCAGACCCCAGCGCGCCGGCTTGGTTTCTGTTTCTGTCTGCCCTCATCGGGCTAACCCTGGCCGCCGCTGGCGTCCGTTCAATCTGGAGGTGAACTATGTACAACGGTTTTGAATCCCGCCGCGCCTATCTGGACAGTCTCGCAGATGACTACGGCATCGACCGCGCCACCGTCTACATGATGGCTGACCTGCTCGGGCCTGATGAGGATTTCGACGGTCTGGCCACGTCCCTGGAAGATTACGCCGACGAACTGTAACCCTCCCGCCCGGGAAACCGGGCACCCTTGGAGCAATCATGCAAACGACACGCAAAACGATCAAACGCCGGACACGCGACGCAGCGCAGCGCGCGATGCGCCGACACATTGACAAAATGAAAGCCCGGGGCTGGATCGAAGGCGACACATTCGCCG